GATATTCCATCTATAATATTATTAAGCATCAAATACTCCTTTAAGTAATATTAATAACTTTTTCTCTATAATCTTATCAACTTGGCTTTGTAGTTCCATCTCTGAAATTGTTAAGAAATGTTGTCCTTTAACCCAACCTTTTCCATCTTTAGTTCTATGCCCGAAATTTACATAACTTGCATATTCAGTCGGATTAACAACCTCTATAATATAATTATTTCCTTGTTTATACACAGGAAGCGACCTAGCATAAGCCACTCCATTCCATCCTTGTCTTAAGAATCCTGTATCAACTGGTGTCCTTCTAATTACTTTTCCTAAGAGTCTTGCTGCTAATTCTCTTGCTGCATCTTTGCAAAACTTATCTAAATCAATCTTTGTAAGCTTCTCCATCTTTTTACAAACTCTTTTAAACTCTCTAAAATCAACACTGCCCCATCTAGCCATTATGCTTTATCCTTAAATAACTCAAGTATTATTTCTTGATGATTTGGATATATAGCTGATTCTCCACTTCTTACATACTCTTTATCATTTATAATAAGTTTTGAACCTGCTTTAATTTCTATATCTGGAGATATAAAGAGTTTAATAGTTTGCTCTAGCTTAGCTACTTTCCCTTCTGTAGCAGAAACTATATTTTTATATGAAAGTTTACATGGTTGATTTTCTAATACAATCACTTCTTTATTGTTAGTTCGTTTTGTTACAGGGTCTTTAATTGGCTGATACTCAACTATAGTACATTTATCTCTATATAACATTTCTATTGCTTTTCTAGTTTTACTTACCATCTTAAGCACCTAAAGGTTAATATATTATTCTTACCATAAGTAGTAAGATAAGCTATTAAGCTATCAAAGCGTTGTTCTGGTGTTTGAGAACCACTTCCTATAGCAAAATCTACCTTTGTATCACCTTCTGATATAGACTTTTCTACAGCTTCAAAGTTAATGCTTTCTATATCTAATTGACCCATATTTTTCTTGGTAAATAAGAACTCTCCAACTATCATATCAACTTCAATTTCTTTCAATTCAATTGGCATAGTTTTTATATTACAATCTAGTTTAATAATATTTTCTATTTTTTCTCTTACAAAACCTATTAACCACTTATCTCCATCTTTTAATATATATCCAAGACTTTCAAGTCTTTTTTCTATTTCACCAATCAGATTATTTTCCATAATTTTCACCTACTTTTTAGTAAGTTTATTTTTCTCTTTAAGCTGCTTATTTTCTTCTTCTAAAGACTCAACTTTTGACCTTAAAATATTATTTTCAGCTATTAAATCTTTTACATTTAATGACTTGCCATACCTTACTACCTTACCAGTTTCATCTATCAAATCATATCCCATCTCTAAGAAATCATCTATTTTACACTCTTCTATGGTTAATATTCTATTTAATTTCCTTACTTGTGCCATTATGCTCCAGCTCCTTCAACAACAAATTGTATTGCATCAGCTTTTTTATTTAATATAAATACATCCTCAAAACTTTCTTCAAAGTAGAAGTATTTTCCCTCTGTAACTGCTGTTGGTTCGTCTAACTTAGAGAACTGATAAGAAACAGGTGTAATTATTGCACTTGGGTGAACTAAGGACATAAAGATTTGTTTAGCTCCTGCGCCTACTTTCCATCCAGTTGTAAAATCATATGCAGTTTTCATTAGATTAGATGGTACTTTAATTATTTTAACTGTGTCAATATCTGTGGTTTGTCTATTTAAAGAAGTTCCACCATCTTTTATGTTTACTGTTCTTTGTATCTCTTTTGCATTTTTGATAAGTGTATTTACTACTGGAGTAACATACAATATTCTTCCATTTTCAGGTACTCTAGCTTCTGTCATTTTTTCCATTAACTTATCAAATACTTCTAATACGTTTGTTGTTGTAAGAACAGTTGTATCTGCTGTGTTACCTAATGCGGTCCAATCAGCATATATTTTAGATATACAGTAAGCATCCATCTCTGGAAACTTTTGTTCCTCATTATATACTTTTGTTATATTGCCTATTGAAGCCACATAATTAGTTTGGTTTATATCTGCTGGATGAACCAACGTTGACCATTTCCTTTGATTAGTTAATACCTTAGGTTCCCAAGCATTATCATAGTTTCTTTGAGCTACTGCTATTGTATCTCTGTTTGAATCTACTCTTCCAGTTGTAGATATAGTTGGTATTTCTATTGTTTTAGAACCAGTCCATCTATATCTTCCATTATTTGGTGTTGCATACAAATCCCCGAAGTTTAAAGTATAAGGATATGCTTGTGCTAAAACATTTGAATATTCTTTTGCATAATTTAGTGCTGCCATTTTATTTCCTCCTATTTATTATTATTTTCATGAGGTCTTACCCCAGTAAAATTAAAACCAAAATCATTTATCTTAGGCTCTTGCCCTGGTGTTATAGTATTTATTTTAGGTTCTTCACCTTCTAGTGTTGCATTAAACAAATAATCTTTATCCTGTTTCAAAGGGTTTATTTGCTCTTCAAAAGCTTTTTGTCTATCTTTACTATTTCTTAGTGCTTCCATGTCTAAATGAGCTTTTAATGCTATTTCATCCCTACATTTAACAGACTTAAAAGCATCACCTAACCAGTAATTAAAGTCTTTTTCTTCAATTTCTTTTTTGTAGGTTTCTTCCAAAGTTTTCTTATCAGTTTCATAAGTTGTTTTTAGATTCTCTACATCTTCTTTTGTCATACCTCCTTCAAACTTTTTAATAGTTTCATTAGCTGTATTAAGCTGTGTTTCAAGATTTGTATAATCTTCTTGAGTAATTGTAGTCTCTTTTATTTTCTTTTCTATAGACTTTTGTAAAGAAGCTACATCAATCTTGTTATCCTCTATTTTTATTCCTTCTAGCAATTCTTTTAACCAATCCATTTTAAATGTCTCCTTTCATTTTTTACAAAATAAAAAAGTCCTTATAGACTTTTATCTAATGATTTATTTAATTCTTCTCTTACTCTCTTTAAAATTTCATCAGAAACTTTATCTATATTAGCTTTATTTTCTTTTTTTAATTTATTACAAAGAATACCTACATTAAGATTAGCAATACAATTAATAACGATTTGTACTACACAAACTACAACTATAACTTGAGTTAATATACACATTAAAATCATCTTCCTTTTTTATCTAATAATTTATCTTAATTTTACCTTCTTTAGCAAAACGTGCTTTTATATCCTTATATGCTATCTCTCTTATATACTCCAAATCCTCATCAGAAAGTTGCTTTGTAGGACTTTTTATTTTTATTTCATTAAGCTTTCCTTTTCCAAATACTCTATTTAAATTTTCTTCTAATCTATATACTACTTCATTAAATGTTTCAATTTCTTTTGTAGCACTTCTTATATTTTCCTCAAAATCTGTTGTATCTAGTTCTAACTTAGCTGAAAGTTCTAATTTATTTTTCTTGTTGTTATCTTTATTAATGTATCTATGTCCTTGTTCTAAATTTTCAGCATAGTTTGTTAAGTTTTCAATAGTTGCAGTATATTCTAATTTTTGATATGTCATTTCAAATATATCTGCTTTACATGGATATATTTCTCCTTTTACACCTTGTATAATGTAATCCCCTTTATTAGCTCTCATAGTACCTTCTAATGTCTCTAAATCACAACTTACATGTCCATTAATACATTTTTCTTCCATAAAATTACAAACTCTACTATTTCCAATAAACCATTCTGGTTCTATATCATAGCCTAATCTGAAAGCTTCCACTTCGACTGGTTTCTTTTTAAATTTAGTCATTATTCATCCTCCTTAATTCCTATAAGTTCAAATGTAAATTTTGAGTCCTTTAATGGTATTCTTCTTAAACATTCTAATTCTTCATCAGAAAACTTTGTTTTTTCATCATCTAAATCCTCATAATGCTTTTCAAATTCCCCACATGCACAAGAATAGATTTTACCTTCACTATCTTTTATAATCCAATCTCCATTATTTGCTCTAATAACTCCATTTCCATACTTTATACAGATAGTTTTCTTTACTTGACCCTTACGATTCATAGAGTTTAAAGATTCATCAAGCCATATAATTCCCTTCTCAAAAGCTTGATAAAACCATCTAGGAGTGTTTGGACTTCCTAACATCCATTTAAAAGCTTCTACTTCCTCATATTTCTTTTTAAATTTAGCCATATTACTTATCCCCCTTTAAATTTTTAATCATATCTTCATTGCTAACTAGTAAAGAAGATATGATAAATATCACACCTAAAATAAAATTAAGTAGTGGAAATAAAGCCATAAAAATAAAATTACACTTTCTTCTTACTTTTTTATTTTTAAGAATCTCAGTCAATTCCTCATTACTATCAATCTTCATTTTAAATAAATAAAGCCCTGTACAAAACACAATTATTGATAAAATATATAATTTAAGCATTTCAAATCACCCTCTCAGTAAACTTTTGCATAATAAAAGCACCTACTAATTAGTCATTTAGCAAGTGCTTTTATTCTTTATTATTAATCTTTCTTTCAATTATTTTTCTTCTAATTTCTTGTGCTTCTTTCACTTCTTCTTCTGTTAATGTTCTTTCCCCTACCACTTTAGCTTGTGGTATTTCTGTCCATCTTGGTGATGAAAATATTTCTTCTTTATCCTTTTTCATATTATACCTCTTTCATTGTTATATAATGTTTGCCATCATATTCAAAATTATCAGTAGTTATAAATTTACTATTCCTTTTAAATAAAATCTCTGCTTCTTGAGGATTATATTTTCTTATATCCTTGCCATTTGTGCTTATAATATTTAATTCAACTTGACCGCTTGGATTGTATTCCCCTCTACTGGATGTAGATATATATTCATTATATACTATTTCCTTACCTATTTGATGTTTATTTAAAAAGTCTATTTTTTCTTTTTCATTAAAGAAATACAAGGACCTATTCACATTTCCCTTATAATTAGGCATCTTATCTAATGCACTATCTAAGTTACTTATAAAATTTTTATCTTCACTTGTTAATGATAACCCTCTTCTAAGTTTCTCATTAATTTTATAAGAATCACTACTTACATATTTATTAATTGCAAGTTGTTCATTATCTGATAACTTAATGTTTTTATTAATATATTTCTCATACCATTCTTTATACTTCATACTAGATGGTACATAATATGTTTTTCCATCTTCTCCTCTTGCTGCTCTATAGCCTTCTTCATCACTAAAAAAAGGAGCTGTTGTTGTCCTACAACGACAATGAAATGGTGGAGCTGTAACTCCAACTTGATAATCTTTCATATCAAATACTTTTCCATCTAGCTCTCTACATATATTTGAAGTTCTTAAATCTAATGTAGCAATAATCTCATATTTCTCTACATCTAAATCATTGAAACAATCTTTTCTACTTGCTGATGCAAAGAAAGCTGATTCAGTCATTATTAAATTCTTAGCTTGAGATTTAGACACATTAAATCTCTTAGCAAAGTCATTTACTAGGTTCTTTGGATTCTCACCCCTAATAATTGATTGTGTCAGTTTAGTATATAGCTCATTGATTAAAGCAGGTCTATGTTTACCCCAAATTCTTTCACTAAAGTTTAATCCATCTGTTGCCCATGGTTTAGAGATAACTTTATTTATTCTGTTAGTATCAAGACTCATTAAACTCCAACCAACGTTTACTCCTTGTTGAACATTAAAAGCTGTATGATAATATCCACTTGTATAAATATCTCTCATTAGTTTATCAATACCATCAATTTCATTTCCATATAAAACTTCTACTTGTTGCTGTATTTGTAACTTTAAAGCTTCAAGCCTTGTAATATGAACTCTAGCACTAGCATTTTCTAATTCTTTTATCCACTTTTGATTTATAGCATTTTCTTTACCATATTTAATATATTCTTCTACATTCCACTTAAACTCTTCTAGTTCTCTTGTATTTAGTAGTTTCTTAGCTTCTAATAAAGATATTCCTTCACTTTCAGCAAATCTGTTGTACCATGCTAATATATCTTTTTCTATACTAGTCATAGCTAATTTATATTGCTTTTCTAATTCAAGATAGCATTTTATACTTTTGTTATTTTGAGCTTCTTCTAATTGTTCAAATCTTTTCCTCCAATAGTCTTTATGTTTCATTTATAACACCACTATTATTAGGAATGATACTATTGTATTCTTGTTGATTGTATTCCTTTTCTTTTTTAATTTGTTTTTCTTCTTCTTCTGCATTATCTACAAGAGGATGATTTTTTAAATTAGTCTTTTCTGATACTATCCCTACACTCTTAGAGCATATATCAGCCAGTTCTAAATCATTTTGAATCATATTCCTAGTCCAAGTTTGTAAAACTCTTTTAGGCGAATATCCTATATGCTTACATATTATTCTTACTAGTTTAGCAAATCCTAGTCTAAACTCTGTTTCCATCAAACCTGCTTTTAATTCTAATAAAGTGTACAAGAATTTGAGTGCTACACCACTTGTATTGGCAAAATTTTCGGGTTTAGGGTCAACTCCTTGACCTTGTACATATATTTGCTTTTCAGTTGTTTTAAGAAGTGAATCTCGAGCTTCAATTGGAATATTTATTGTAATTGTACTTAACCCACTCTTATCATCTGCACCACTACTTTGTAAATCAATAGTTTTATATTCTTTAAGTCCTTTTAAAAACTCTGTTAAGTCTGCACCTCCATAGTTCGTAAGAACGAAAATAACTTCTTGTATATCTTCAATATCATTCACAAAACCGCTATAAACCTTGTCGTATACATCAATGAGGTGTTTAACATTATCTAAATCTCTTACCTCTAAATCATTGTTTAGAAATTCGATAAATGGAACTTCTCCAAAATTGTGTTTATATACATTAGTTTGAGTTTCAAGTTTATTATCTAAGTTTTTCTCTATAAATTTATTAAGTATCTCTAAGTCGTTAATATTATTATTTCCATCTTTATTTTGATAAGTATAACAACATTCATCTGTCCAATACTCATAGATGACATATTCTTTTCCTTCATCATTAATCTTTTCATACTCTCTAAGTACTGCAAGAAGCTTTCTGTTTAAATCTGATGAATATACTGCTCTTATTTGGCGAGGGTCTATATTAGCATATTGGAAGTCATTGTTATCATCCTCCCAAACATGTAGCCATGCTTTAGAGCATATACTAGCATTTTTCCCCAGCGTTTTAGCTTCTTTTGGGTATCTATCACCTAAAATATCAGTTATCTTTGAATTTATACCATCATCTCCAACATCAAATGTAGGAGGATAAGTAAATAGATATGATATTTTTTGATTAACTAAAAAACCAAACCAATTAAACGGTATTCTATTATCTGCATTTCGTAATGGATTATCGGCTGTATTTACTTTCCCAATATTGTTAGGGCTTCTATCCCTTATAATGTCATTTTGATTTTTATAGTATTTTTCAGCTTCATCAGCCTTTTTAACAAAGTTATTATGTTTACTATTAGTTTGTTCAATTAACTTTTTTATTACATCTAATTCCAATTTATCACCTTCTCCCTTTTGGTGTAAGTACTTTAATTCCTGTACCTAAAGAATCTGTATAGATAGCATATCTAAGTGCATCTAATACATCATCCCACTTTTTAATGGGTTCTCCTGTGTTTTTATTCCAAGCATACATAAAAATTTCTTTTCTAAATAAATTAACATTGTCATAAACTACAAATAAAGTATTAGTTTTAATTCTTTTAGCTACAGCTTCAACGCCAGATAATACAGCTTTATCAGCATTGAAAGCTTTTATCCCATTTCTTTTAAATGCTGCTAAGTGTTCGGGTCTAGCACTATCACAATAAAACTTTATATTTCCATACTTCTCTTTTATATTCTTAGCTTTATCTATCCAGTAATCAATTTCCTTGTGTTGAGCTGAATGTTCTTCTAATAGATATAAATTACCTCTATCATCCTCACCAATTACAACAATAGCTCCAAAGTGTTCATATCCCCAGTCAACACCTGCAAAATATCTTACAAAATTAATATCATTCAATTTATCCTTAGAAATATAATGAATATCCTTATTAAAGTCTTGATAAACTAATCCATCTGCTGACACCCATAAGCCATTTATATCTCTGTCATAAAAAACGCCACTTGGAGTAGATTTTTTAATATTTTCTCTGTATCTTTCACTTAGAAATATATTATCATCCAGTCTATAATGAAAAGATTGAATAACTTTACCATCTGTTTTATCTACAAAGTTAGTTTTTAACCAATGCTCTGGTTGGTCTGGGTTAGTATCTACAAGTATTCTAGCACCTTCTCCACTGCATCTTGATTTGATTTCATTAAATACTTCTTCATTTGCAACTGTACCCTCATTTATATATGCTCCAAACGAAGTCATACCTCTTATTCTTCCTAAGTCATTTGTTTTTGAGTGTCCAAAACAACATACTTGAACTCCAAAAAGTACAAATCTATTATGTTTGTCAAACTTAAATTCAATATCATACTTATTTGTAAGCTCACTTAGTACATTTCTTTGTAAAGCTCCTAAATCTGCTCCTGCTAGAATGTACTGAGGAAGCTTAATATCTAGCTCATTAGCTATCTTTCTAACCCTTCTAAGTTCCAGTAAGAATAAATCATTGTCAATTATTGTTTTTCCTGTTCTTTTAGCACCATAATTAATTAGCATGAAGTAGTCATTATTCAAAGCAAAGTTAAGAACTTCAAGTTGTTTACTATGATATAATTCATCAATCATTTTTTATCACACTTTCAAGCTTATCAAAATATCTATCAAGCTTATCTTCTTTACTTTCTTGATTATTTATCTTTGATTTTAATACTTCTACCCTTGCTCTTTGTTCTTCTGTAGCCAAATTCCAATCCTTATGAATCATTTCATCATATTGCTTAATTAAACTTCTTAATTCACTCATAGCTCTACTCTGTGCATTAAGAAAAGATGCTTGCCTATCCCATGCAAATTGAAATTCATACTCTATCTTCTCACCATTTTCTGTGCTTTCATGTTTCTTTAACTCCTTAATCATTTCTTCCTTGTCTTTAACATACATTATCTTTTGTGCTCTTATTATTGCTGCATATTGAATTGTTATCTGTTCCCAAAGAATATCAAATTTATCTTTTATAGATATTTCTTGTATTAATTCCCTAGTTTCTTCAGGTAGATATTTTGAGAAGAAACCAAACTTTTCAGCATTTTTATTTCCAGGAGGACCAGTGGCATTTTTATTACCTATGGGTGCACCTCTTTTATTTTTAGGTGCACCCTTCTTTTTCTCACTAGCCCAATTGTATCTTTTTATCCATGACTTTAAAGTGTTTAAACTAATGTCATACTTTGCTGATATTTCCTTTTGTTTCATACCTTTTATGTAATCTTGTTTTACCTTTTCTTTGACATCTTGCACATCACCACCTCGTTTGTTTGTCGTTTTGGGAATTAAAAAAGACCCTCCATCAAGACAGTCCCTTAAATCATTTCTATTAATTCCTTAATCTTTTTATATACCTCTTTATAATTCATATCTTTATCTATTAACTTAGGTAATTTCATAGATATAATTCTTTCAAGTGCTTGTATATCAAATAGTTCGCTTTGATTTAACTCATGTCTTTTCACACCTTTTGGAATACCTAATTTTTTTCTTACAAGTTCAGTAAAATGTTTATAATACATCTGAGGTTTATTGCTACCTTGACTAGTAGCATAATATACAAACTCTTGTATTTCATCTGTAAAATCTTTTCTTACTTTTTTGCCTTCTGTCCTTATATCCAGCCATTCCTGGTCTTTTTCTGTAGCAATATAATAACCATGTATTCTAATTTGTTTAAGTGTTTTTGTAACCCATTTTGTAAATAACTTTGCTTCTGGTTTATTACTTCTAAATGACATATTGTACACAGCTTCTTCTGTAACAAAAGTAGTACCGAAGTTAGGCAATTTATCTTTAAAGTTTCTAGTGTAGGAATCTCCGACAGTAGACTCATTAAATTTCTTTTTATATTCTCTATCTATATTTCTTAATGTATCACGAATATTTACTATGCCTAGTTCCTCTCCTACGTCATTTGCATTAAACCAAACTTCTTCTCCATTTTTGGACCACATTACTTTTACATTTTTCTCTTGTAAAATTTTCAACATACTACTACCTCCTGTTTTTATTTTCGACCCCTCAATTTGAGCCATCGAAAATATTAAATATTCGACTTTAGACATGCATGACATGCATATCTGAATAGTGCATGCCGTGCATTTTTAATAAATTTTTGTATTAAAAAAGACCTAGAAGTTAATCTAAGCCTTTTTAATGGGGGATACATATTATTAAAGGGAGCAAGTTCCAGGAATCGAACCTAGATTAAACCAGTACTTGCATGGTGAGTGAGGTTACCAAGCCCCACTCGGTTTTTAGACTTTGAATTAAGATACAAAATTGTATGAGATTTTAATCTCAATTCATATACTATTTTTTAGTGTATCCGTAGATTAATTGAAATAGAAAAACTAAAGATTGAACATAGTTAGAATCGAACTAACAGCATCCTCATGCCCTGCCTAGTCTGTTCATAGTGACTAGGGCAATCCCTTAACCCTAGTCAAATATTAAGTTTTGAGAGGGAAATCTTTATTTCCACAATACTATTATCTCATGCTTTTTTAATCAAAACGGGGAGAAAGTAGGGAATAAAGTGGGAATTTCTGGGGAAAAACTGGGGAATTTTCTAATTTTTAAATAATGGGAGTTCATTTTCCTTAATTCTTGGATAAAGCATATCCATAACTTTATACACTAATCTTTCCCTTACACATCTACATGTTTTCCTATCTGAGTTCATTTCTAAGGATATATAAACCATACTATTTTTCATTCTGCTATTATAAAACAGTTTAAAAAAATGTTCTTCTCTTATATCTAAGCATGTAAGTGCATTTTCTATTTTCTTCTTTTCTATTTCTTTATCTTTTTTCAGTTTTTTTAATCTAGCAATATCTCTTTCTTTTTTTATAATCTCATTCTCAACAGTTGAATTAAAAGCATATGTTGGACTTACTTTTTCACCATACCCGATAGCCTTACAACCAAATATTTCATTTTCTCTACTTTCTATATCTAATTCAAGATTTTTAATTTCTGCACTTAAAAATTTATAATGATGTAGTCTACCTTCT